GAGGGGACTCGACGGGACCTTATCCTCCAATTTCAGTGCCCTCACAAGGGGCACATGGAGATCTGCATCCATCTTCGCTGAAGTAAGATCTACTCCAGTAAAGGAATGCAAGCCGATTGCTCCGGATTGCCACGGGACTGTTGGTAGCTGACCAACAATACTATGGATATGAGTCTGGACAGCTTGCGCTGTCTCCCAATAACCTGCAAGATGGAGGTTATTGGATAACTCAACCCAACTGGCAACTCCAGCTGCGTCAGACCATGAACGAGGTAAGTCCTTCTTGCATCGAATGGGTGTAACCCATTCGCCCAGGAAGAAGTCACCACCGCAGGACTCCCTGAAATTACCTTCCAGGAAGCTCTTTGAATGGTTGACAGCTAACCCGAAACGAGTTAGCTCCTCTACTACATGGTTAGCGTGTACCGTGGGTACGATGATATCATCACCATACACACGGACCGATCCAAGAAGAGATTTAAGATCTTTCTTGGTCAACGATCGGCCCATACTGCGCTGGACTCCCATCATCGCTATAGTCGCGAAGACTAAAGCTTCGATTGGGAAGCACACCGCAGAACCCATGGACGCAAACTTCCTCAGACCAACCAGTGTGCCATCGGGCATCACTGAGGTACGTGAGCGCGTCGCGTCTAACGCCTTCCTTAGCCAGGGAAAACGTCGGACGAGACCATTCATCACGAGGGAGTTCAAAACTCGGTCGCTAGCATCAGACAGATCGATGGTAGCGAGATCGCCTTGCAGCGATCCTCTCCGGGCCAACTCTTGATTAGGGAGTTGATCGGAGAAGCCAAGCACCGGAAAGGGGTTGTGAGGCCCTTCTAATGCTTGGACAAGAGCGATGAGCAAACCTTGCTGCATATACTGCATGTGGGTTGGCTCAACAGCTATCACTCTTGGAGTTTTGAGCGTCTTAGGAACCATTACCACCTTAACAGGTGGCTCTGATTCCGGGGGCAAGTACTCCGGATTCATCTCCCAATAGCGATGATTCGGCAAGCCGAAATCAACGTACGGAAAGATGCCCTCGAGGCGTTCAGTCCAAGTTGGTAAGGTCCATTTCTGGTTGCCTTCCAACTTATCTGACACCTTTCCGGGCCCGTGCTTTGGCAGAATCTCGCTATTGTAAACCATTTGGTCCACAACAGAAAGGGGACTACCAAAGAGAAAGACAGCCATGCGAGAAAACTCGACGTAATCAGCGTCGGTCCATTCGCCACTATCTTCACGAGTCCGAAGTTCTTCTTCGACTCGAAGGTAGCGATCCAATGCGGCCTTCTCCCTTTCGGGGGTGCAGGGCAATTCGACCTTCTTCAGCAGATGGCAAATCTGCCGAATAAAGCGAACTGCTTCTACACAAGGCTTAGCATGAATTCTACCCGATCGTGGGTGGAAAAC